AAAAGAAAACAGGACTTAAACTAGTGCCTACTTATTCTTACACAAGATTATACAGAACGGGTAATATATTAAATAGACATAAAGATAGACCTAGTTGTGAAATATCTACCACATTAAATTTAGGTGGAGATCCGTGGCCTATCTATATAGATCCAACAGGAGCTAATAATGTTATTCACGAATATAAAGGAATTATTAAACCAGGAGCTCCAAAAGGTGTAGAAGTTAATCTAAAACCTGGTGATATGCTTATATACTCTGGTTGCGATCTAGAACATTGGAGAGAACCTTTTCAAGGTAAACTATGTGGGCAGGTCTTTTTACACTATAATCATGCTGACGGAAGGTTTGCAAAGACCAATTTGTATGATAAAAGACCTATGTTGGGTATTCCCAAAACTCGTTGATATACAACGCAATCTAATATAATCTGGAGATCTATGTTACAGAAGGTTAATTTTTTACCAGGAATCAATAAACAGGTCACACCCACAGGTGGCGAAAGTCAGTGGATAGATTGTGATAACGTCCGTTTTAGATATGGCACACCTGAAAAGATAGGTGGTTGGAAACAATTAGGAGCTGATAATGTGACGGGTGCAGCTAGAGGTCTACATCAATTTAATAATAGTCAGGGTATTAAATACTCAATTATAGGAACTAACAGAATTTTATACGCATATTCAGGCGGTGTGTTCTATGACATACATCCAATTAAATCTACAACTACACTTACAAATGCTTTTAGCACGACCAACGGAGAAACAACTGTTACAATAAATTTTTCTAGTGATCACGGTATTACAGCAGGTGATATAGTTTTATTAGATAATTTTACAGCAATTACAAATTCTAATTATGCGGCTGCAAACTTTGATGACATAAGATTTATGGTAACAACGGTGCCTGCATCTAATACAATTACAATAACAATGCCATCTGCAGAAACAGGATCAGGTGCTTCTGAATCAGGTGGTATCAGAGTTAGACATTATTATTCAGTTGGTCCAGACGTACAGGCACAAGGTTTTGGTTGGTCTCTTGGATCTTGGGGTGGTCAAGAAGTTGGAGCAACGACAACGACCCTAGCAGCAGACATTAATTCATCTGCTACAAGTATAACTTTAACAGACGCCACACAGTTTCCATCTTCGGGAACCAACTACATACAAGTAGGAACAGAAGAAATTTCATACACTGGAATATCAACTAATACATTAACAGGTGTAACAAGAGGAGTTAGAAACACTACAGCAGCATCACACTCTGCAGGAGCTACAATTACAAGTTCATCAAACTATGTAGCATGGGGTGAAGCAGCATCAGGTGACTTGGTATTAGAACCAGGATTTTGGTCTTTAGATAATTTTGGTGACAAAGCTATTTGTTTAATTTGTGATGGTGAGGTATTTGAATGGGATTCAGCAGCTACAAATGCAACATCTACAAGAGCTACAATTATATCGGGAGCACCTACTGCATCAAGACATATGATTGTATCTACACCAGATAGACACTTGGTATTCTTTGGTACAGAAACAACGATTGGTACAAAGACAACGCAAGATGATATGTTTATTAGGTTCTCTGCCGTTGAGGATATTAACACTTATACACCTACAGCAACCAATGATGCTGGTACACAGAGGCTGGCCGACGGATCACAGATCATGGGAGCTATAAGAGGTAGAGATGCAATTTACGTTTATACTGATACTTCTTTATTCTTAATGCGTTTTGTTGGTCAACCATTTACATTTGCATTCCAACAAGCGGGCACAAATTGTGGACTGGCTGGTAAGAATGCAGTTGTCGAAGTTGATGGCGCAGCGTATTGGTTATCTGAAAATGGATTTTTTAAATACTCTGGTAATCTACAATCATTACCTTGTTTGGTAGAGGATTATGTATATGACGATATAAACCTGGGTTCTGGAAATCAAATGATTACAGCAGGACTTAACAACTTGTTTGGTGAAATTATGTGGTTCTATCCAACATCAAGTTCGGCTGTGGTAAATAGAATGGTTTGTTATAACTATTTTGATTCCACACCACAAAGACCTGTATGGACTGTAGGTTCATTGGCAAGAACAGCTTGGGCTGATTCTGCTGTATTTGGAACACCACACGCATTAGCGTATGATGCAAGTGGTGTAGAGGGATCATCATCTAACACTTACGTTCAAGGAAACACAGATGGCACATCAACATATTATCAACACGAAACAGGGACCGATCAAGTCAAAGGCGGTACTACGACTGCTATACAAGCCAACATTATCTCTGGAGATTACGATATTACACAAGACAGAAATCAAGGAATTACATTTAGAGGAGATGGTGAGTTCTTAATGAAAATAAGAAGATTTATACCAGACTTTATATCTCAAACAGGAAATACGCAGATTACATTGAATTTACGTAATTATTCTAATAGCACAGCTGCAAGTTCATCACTTGGACCCTTTACAGTTAGCTCATCAACGACTAAAGTAGATACACGAGCAAGAGCTAGAGCTGTTGCTCTTAAAATAGAAAACACAAGCACTAGTCAAGACTGGAAACTTGGAACGTTTAGACTAGATGTACAATCGGACGGTAGAAGATAATGAACGGAATAGATTATTTAGATGTAACACAAGAAGATTTATTAGGTAGAGCACGACCTGATATGCCCATGGCTAATGTCATAAGACCTGGCTACAATGAAGAAATGAACATTGATGATACAGGTAAAATAAGAATAAGAGATTATCTTAAAGATTTTGCTGGTCAAGCTGGAGAGGGTATTGTGAATACTTTAGCAGGCCAAGATCGTAGATCTGCTTTTGCCAGAGCTGGACTTGGATCTTTATTATTTGGATTCAATCCTATTACTGCACTACTTGGAGCATTTATTGGATCAAAAGCACCAGACATTTATAGTAGCTTTCAAGGTAAAAGTATAAGTCCTTTAAGTTTCATAAGAGAAAAAAGAGCTGAAAGAGAAGCTGCAAGGTTAGCACAAATAGATCGTGAAGAAAAAGCAAGACTAGCTTCACGAATTAGAAGCGGAGGAGGCACTATTGATTCTGGAAATGAAGGGGGATATGGCGGAACGGGCGGAGAAGGTCCAAGTGCTGTAGGTTCTTCTGGAATGTTAGGCGGAGGAGTATAATGGCAAAAATAGTACAAATATTAACAAGAGCTAGTGACACTTACAGTAAAGCTGTAGCTGATTCACAAGTAAGAGATCTTGATGGTGTAATAGAAAAATTAAACACAACGTATCAACAAGAATTAAAAGATGAGATGGAAGCTGAAAACTTCTTTTTAAATTAATGGCAAATAGTTTTATAAATAAAAAAGCAGACTTAACGACAACGGATCTAACAACGTTGTACACAGTCCCTACATTTAAAACTGCTGTAGTTAAATCAATTTTAGTATCTGAAGATGCGGGATCAGGAGCTAGTATTACAGTAACACTAGTGGATGCTTCATCTAATATATTTAGTTTATTCAAGACTAAATCTATATCCTCTAACACGACAACCGAGTTATTAACTCAACCTCTTGTTATGGAAGAAAGTGAAATACTAAAAGTACAGGCTTCTGACGCGAACGAGCTGCACGTCATAGCTTCGATATTAGAAATACAGCCGCGAGAGGTAGTAACGTAATGCAAGTATTAAAACCAGAAAAGATTATAACAACTATATCTAACCTTAAAACAGGTGAAGAATATAAAACAGAAGAAGAGTGGAAGGCTAAAGGAGTGCCAGAAGCAGAAATTAGAAGAGATGTCAAAGTCATTATGCCATCACTTGATTTACTAGGAAAAACAAAATAGAACAATATTATGCCGTTAAAAAAACTTAAAAGCATAGGAAAAAAAATACTTGGAGGCGCTGGAAAAGCAGTTAAAAAAATAGTGCCTAAAGAGGTAGCGGGTATTATGCAAGTTGCAGCACCTTTTGTTGCAGCGTCTAATCCTATGGCTGCATTAGCTTTAACAACAGCAGGTCAATATAAATCAAGAGGTAGAATTAATCCTCTACAAACCATACTATCATTAGCACCATCTCCTCAAGTTAGAGGATTTACTAGGGGATTACCTGGAGGACAAGCTTTCGATCAATTTTTATATGGGGCAAAAGCGACTGGTCCATACGCAAGCATGGCAGGAGGAGAATTAAGAATGCTTCCTGGAACAGACGCAACTCAAGGTATACTTGGTATTGGTGGAGAATTTGGTGCTAAAGAGTTTTTAAAAGGTAGTTTATTATCTCCTGATAAAAAATTATCCAAATCAAGACTAGCGGCTTTAGCAGCGTCTGGATTATCATTAGCCACAGCTACTAAACAGATAGAGGAAGAAGCAGCAGAAATTGGAGCTAGCGATAGTGAACTAGATGCATTAAGAGCAGAAGCAGCAGAATTTTGGTCTACATTATCATCAGACGATTTTAAAGTTACACCTACTTTGGCTAAAGGTGGTAGGGTTGGATTTGCTCTTGGAACAAGGCCCACGGCTCAAGAAAGTGGTCTAGGAGGGCTTCCAATTGAGGCAGATATGCGTTATAGTGGCGGCTTCATGCCATACGGTGCCAAGGAAAAAGCCGATGACGTGCCTGCTAGATTAAGCAAAAACGAATTTGTATTTACCGCAGATGCTGTAAGAGCAGCAGGTGGCGGTAGTGTTCAAAAAGGAGCTCAAAAAATGTACAACACAATGAAACAATTAGAGGCAATGGGAAGAGCATAATGGCTGAAGAAGTATTACAAACACAGATAACACGTCCGTCACCCATAATAGAAGAAGGACAGAAAGCCTATCTTGAAGCATTAAGAGATCAAGTTAAAACTCCTTTAGCTACATCTGCATTTGCACCAAGTGTAGTTTCAAGAGGTGCATTAGAACAAGCAGCACAACAACAAGCAGCAACACAAGCTGGACTTGGAACTTTAGGATTTGATCAACAAGGAGCTATATCAACTGTAGGAACAGGAACTGGCATAGCTGGTTATCAACCATTTTTAGATGCAGCGTCAGCTGCAGCAACACAGGCAGGAACAGACGTTGCATCAGCTAGAGGTATGGTTGGACCAACAGCATATCAACAATTTTTATCTCCGTATCAAACAGCAGTAAGAGATGCTACGTTGGCATCATTTGATGAACAAGCTGCAATGAGACAACAAGCTATTACAGATCAACAAGCAAGATTAGGCGCTCTAGGTTCTGGTAGAGCTGGAATTCAAACTGCAGAGTATCAAAGAAAATCAGATTTAGATCGTGCTTTGTTACAAGCACAATTAAACCAACAAGGTTTTACACAAGCACAACAATTAGCGGGACAAGCATTTCAACAGTTTGGTAATTTAGGACAACTTCAACAAGGTCTTGGTTCACAACAAGCATCCTTTGCACAATTACAACCTAGCCTGGCAGCACAAAATATTGGAATGGTTGGACAACTTGGTCAACAAGATTTCTC